GAAGAGTCATCCATTCCAAGAAAGAGTTTCAAAGATACATCTCAAACACTAACGGTAAAGCAAACCTAACCGTGACCGTATATCCCTTCAAAGAAACTAAGCCGGGAGGTAAAAGATGCGAATATACCACAGCTATTGTTCCTCATTTCGTAGTGGATCTTGACAAAGGCAGGGCCATAGAACAGTTAGGTATGTCTGATGAAGAAGCTGGAGAAAGATGTGCTGAGGATACTTGGAAGCTATCTGCACATTTATTGGATAACGGTTGGAAGCACACGGTATTCTTTAGCGGTGGCGGTTTCCACATTTGGGTTCTGTTAGACAAGACATACGATTTACCACCGGATGAGCTTAGTCAGTTGTTGTTCTCTGGAAGGATGATTGTGAATAAGTGGGTTCGTGATTTGGATTTGGTATCTCTTGATCCTGTCGTATCATTCAGACCCGATAGACATATTCGAATCCCCAACACATACAATGTAAAGAGGGGGCTTTGGTCTATACCAGTATCTGCTGAGTTATTATCAAGAGGTTGGGATGCTATCATATTGAAGGCTGAGAAGCCGTCAAGCGGTATGCACATTAGGGGTAAGAGAGGTATGCCTCTCAAGCTAATCAAAATTGATGACCCAGAATATCGTATGACAGGACTGACAGGATTCTTTGGTAAGTTTGACGCTGACGAGATTTCGGTGGATATGAAGAATATAGAGGGAATACCAATGCTACCCTGCCTTCATGCTGCGGCTTGCACCAAAGGTGATAACCCTGCACATCAGCCCCGTGTGTATCTCATGATGTATCTGCTCGATTACTTCAGACGATTCGCACGGCCACCTGAAACCAGCTCAATATCAAACAAAGAGGCCGTATCAAAAGCTCACGCATTCATCAAATCACTTGAATGGTCAGATTACAAACCAAGTGTTACGCACCAAATGTTATCTCACGGTGCTAACAGGTATTACAAAACTCCCAGTTGCCCTAAGCTTTTCAGCGAGGGGTTATGTGTAGGGCGTTGCCCGTATTACGATGGAAAGGGGACATAATTATGACAGACGACATAGATGAAATAAGGAAAAAGAAAGCGAGAGAATTGTTTGAGAGCCTAAAGAGTGGCGACAAGACTGAGGAAGAATATGCAAAGGATTTGGAAGAAATCAAAGACATACTGCCTTGGTCTTTCAGATTGAATGTATCAACGGGTGTTACTGAGATATGCCATCACCCTCAGATGAGGCAAAGCCAAGACCAAGCAGATGTTGTAGCATTAGCTATGGATCCTGAATGGGCAGATATGATTACTGATATGCTAAATCGAGCTTTCTTAATCCATGAATCAGGTATGTCTGTAGCTGAGATAAATGGTGAGGATAATGAGTGATATTGTAGTGCCTCAAGGTGTCTGCTCTTGCATTTTTTGTGGCGAGCAATTACTGTGGAAGTCAGATATACCCTTTGAGGAAATGGGTTTGGAAGGCGAAGGTATGTTAGTAACATTGGAATGCTCTCATTGTGGTGCTATGGCTGCCTTTGTGAATAAGCTAAGTGATAATCAGAAGGCAGACTATCGCTTCGGTTCTGAATGGGAACATTGGTTAGAGAAGGTGGAAGGATGATTAACCCATACCAAATGCTGACTTGTCATCAATGTAAAAAGAAGCGTAATCTTGTTTGGGATCCAGAACATAAGGTGTGTTATGACTGTCTAATGAAAAACAGGGGTGTCAATCTTGAATGAGTTTTACATTGGAACATGGCAGTTGAAACATATTGAAAGAACGAATCACCCGTTGATGGTATCTTACAGGTGGCTCAAAAACAGAAAGAAGAAAATTGAGCAGAAAGCACCATTGGCCTTAGATTCTGGTGGCTTCACCGAATTAGAAAAGTATGGCGAATGGACTGTAACGCCTCAAGAATATGTAGCTGGAATTAGGCGTTTGATGAGTGATATAGGTTTGAGCTTTGATTTTATTGCACCTCAAGACTGGATGTGCGAACCGCACATGATTGAAAAAACCGGGCTATCGGTAAAGGAACATCAAAAGCTTACTGTTGATAATTATCTCAAGCTGAAAAGCCTTGCACCTGATTTGCCTATTATTCCTGTCTTGCAGGGATTTGAGATGAATGAGTATCAAGATTGCTTTGAGCTATATGTTGAACATGGTGTGAATCTTCAAGACGAACCATTGGTGGGTATAGGTTCTGTATGTAGAAGGCAAAACACCGATGAGATTTCACATATCCTCAAGACATTTTCAACAGGCAAATACAATCTGAAGCTTCACGCATTTGGTGTGAAGAAGTTAGGATTGGTCAAGTCAAAGGAATATATCGCATCTGCTGATTCTATGGCTTGGTCTTTTCGAGCAAGAAAAGACGAATCAAAGTGTGTCAAATTACCAGACTGTGCGTCAAGTTGTAGGAATTGTATCAATTTTGCATTGAGCTGGGCGAAAAGAATAGGGGCGAGCGTATGACAAAAGTATTGTTTATTGATAATAGAGAGCGATCTGGATTAGAGGACTTAGTGAAGAAGTATATTGACAAGAAAGATGGTCTGCATCACAAGACTAAGCAGAACATGATTGCTGACTACGCATTCAACAGCGTGGGCATAGAAGCAAAGAGCATTCACGACTACATGGGTAGCATGATGAGTGGGCATCTTGAGCAACAGCTCAACAATCTGGATGATAACTACAACAATGCAATACTATTGGTATGGGGTACTCTTGACCAGTATCTTACTCAAGTCATGAAGAGTGGTAGGAAAATCAGATACCAACAGGCATGGTCAAGCTATGTCGGCTCTTTAGCAAGGTATTGCACGGACTACGACATACAAATCATCACCCTGCCCGATAGATCATCGGCAGCTCGATTCATCTGTAAAAGATTTGAGAAGGATGGAACGCTTGGTTCATCATCCACATATCGTGTTCTAAGAAAGACCACTTCTGAGGATATGAGGGTGGATACGCTACGAGCTGCGGGGGCAAGTGAGGCCATAGCTCACAAGCTCCTTGAGAAGTTTGGGTCTGTAGCTGAGATTAGCTCAGTATCAGTCAAAGAGCTGACGGAGATTGTAGGTTTAGGTAAGATTCGAGCAACCCGTATTTCTGAGGTTCTAAATAGCGAAACGAAAATGGCGAGCGAAAGGGTCAGAATGGCTCGGTCTTGAGTAAGGTGTTATAATCAGTTGATACTACCGAACATTCCCAGTGATTCCCATGCTACTCCGAAACGAAACTCAAACTACAAGGAAGTGGAGTGATTACAAGTTAATTTCATCGGATTATGAGGGTTCAAAGTTTCTAAAGGAATATCTTAGCAGGTTCAATAGCGTTAGTTATTTCAATGAATATGCAGGTATCCTGTCTTTCTTTTTCACTATGGGTTTGATGTGCGCCCCATACATGAGAATACCTATTCACGGTATTTTTGTTGATTGCAGATTCCATGTGTATTGGGTTCAAGGTTCTCGATCCGGTAAATCTGTTGCCTATGAGTTTCTTGCCAAGATACTGAAGTTATGCGAAATTGAAACAGAAATGTTCAGCTCAGGTTCTGATGCTAAGATGATAGGTACGGTCAAAGAAGTCCCATTGTATGATGAGGATGGTAAGCCAACAGGCAAAGTGGATTACGAAGTTGTTCCCGGTCTGTTGAATGGATACAAATCGCTGACCTTTGATGAAGCAAGCGTGTTGTTGAATGACCAGAAGGCGTATTTCTCAGATAAGATACTCTATCTACAACAGGCCATGGCTCCAATTGGTTCAGAAACAAATGTGTTGGTCAAGCACTTGGTATCTGGAACAG